TATTTATTGCATTTTTTAGTTGTATTCTCCACTTATCTGGATTATTACCAATCAACTCCCAAGAAATTAAGTCTGCTATTCTAGGCAAATATTCTTCTGGGCATCTATCAATATCGTACAATAAATTTAGATTATTTATTTGATTATTAACATGATATAAAGAGTAACTAATTGCCGTCAAAAATTTTGTAAATGGGCCAGCTATAACCTTTTCTTTACTAACAGTCTGCGTCGTATTGTATAATTCAAAAGCATCACGAATTCTATAATCTGTACTATCGCTCAATAATGGGGAATAAAGTACATCAATTAAAGTATGTAATTTATCCAACTGTTGAGTACCACTTACATATTTTCCAGTGCCACTCAAATAAACTGATGGTATTAATTGTTTATTACCAAATAAAGAACAAACATTGTAATTTCTCCAAATGTAAGTTGTTACATCTTTAAGAGCTTCATTTAGTGTAATTGGATTTGAATAGTATAATTCATTTACTAATCTATCTGATACAATAGTAGATGGGGAATAAGTTAACCCACCATTAGCGGATGTGTTTAAAATATACATCCAAGATAAATTAGATATCAAATAATCATGGGCTGCTGACGCTGATCCTAACCCAAAAAGATAGTTGGGTTTATTTAATCTAATATTTGGTAATAGTGTCGTATCAACAAACTCTTTAAAGGCGGAAACTCCAGCAAAATCTTTTAGGGAGTAACCTAAAGGATCTAGTATCTTTTTTTGGAATTCTTGAACAGTTACATTAGTAAGATTATTTTGCTTTATAAAAAATTGCGATGTTCCTGAAAAAGTGGAGAATTGGGAACCTTTCCCGACCGCAGAAATATTAAATACAGAATTTATATTTTTTGCTAAATTTATATGAGATTCTATTATGACATCTAATGGAGAATAATCAAGACCAGATAAAGTAGTATCTTCATTGAAGTATACTTTAGGTGTTAAAATTTCTAAAACATCAACATAATTCCTTTTAAAGAATTTTCTTTCCGATGTTTCTTGATTTAATTTGAAGCTCATTATATCCCTACTACATTAATAACAAAGTTATTTAGTTGCACTATCTCATTAAAATCTACAAATATATCTGAATCAAAATTATCTACAGTAGCAAATCGAATTTCTTGTATCGACAATATTGATCTAACTACTTCAGATAAATACACAGGTTTTCCAAAATCAAAATTATCAACACTAAAATATTGTAACAATTGATTTCTAACTTTAGCTTTTATATTTTCCTCATTAGTTAGTAAATACTTATCTACTGTAATCGTTACAACCAAATCTAAAGTTCTAATGACACCATCAACAATTACAACTTCATCTGTAAGCATTTTCTTAGAATCTATAGCCTCTAGTAAATCCTTTTTAAATTGAACTGTAGCTTGTTGTAACTGAATATTTGATGCTACTTGCAGTAAATACAAGTCAATTATATTAGCAGAACTATAAGCATCTCGAACTACCGCTTTAGCTTTTCCAGTTGCTCCGCTATTACCCGCAAAAGTATTTGCAAAAGTAGCATAATCCTGTGCAGTAACTAATCTGTCCTGTGTTTTAAATACTAGAGGTCCATACTTTTTAGCTTTTTGAACTGTTTCTGCATCTTGACCTCCTGAAGCTACTGAGGTATTTTCAACTACCCCTGATTCTCCACCATCAGCAGATATTGTAACATTTATAACTTCATTAGCAATATTTCCTCTAGTTCCACCCCCTATTCTATATGTTATTGTATAAGTAGAATTTACAGGAACTACTGCACCATTTACACCATCACCAAAAACAATCGTTGCGGAGAAATCATCAGAATAAACTACTTCAAAAACCTTTTGTCCTGCTCCAGACACAGAAAATAAATTATCAACTTGAGTCCAATTACCTATAGCGGTAACATCGGCTGAATCTATGAACACATTAATTGATTTTTCTGGGATTGGAGATTCTGTTAATGATATGGTTTTGTTAGCTTCATTAGTAGTAAAGGTCCCTTGTTGGGAAACTAACGATCCTTCTAACAACATTAAATTATTCCAAAAAACACCTGCACCAGCAGTAGATTCAGATTTCAATAATTCTAGACTAGCTGTAGAGTTCACTCCCAAAATTTGACCATTTTGTGTTTTGTATAAAGTGTAAGTAACTTGTCCACCATCCTCTGGAGAAGTTACAGTAAAAACTCGGCTAGATGGAGATATAGTTATGCTAGATGCTGCTGTAGCCTGATTTAAGGTTAATGATGCATTAGCAGCAGCAGATACTGGGCCTTTTAATTTTATGCCAAGAAGTTCTAATAGTTTGCGAACATTATTTCTACTTTTAGCTGTAGAGATATAATTTTCATGTGCTAACATATCAGCCTTCATGGACATCACTGCCCCCATGTAAGCTACTAATTCTATTAACATTACCCCAAGGTCAGATTCACTAAAGTTTTGATATTCTTGAGGATATACTGCACGAATATATTCTATTAAGGAATCTCTTAAAGTTTCAAAATCCGTAGCTGCAAAATTTATTAACGCAGGTTTATTTCCATCAGGATATTCTGATAACTTTAAAAAATCTGATTTTACTGTTCCATTAAAAACCACTATACACCTACCTTTACTGTAATGTCTGATGGGGAATCATTTGAGTTTTTTAAAGTAAATGATAATGAAATTTGTAACCCCGGTATACCTGCATAATCAATTTCATTTAATGAAACAATAGATAACTTTGTTATTTGAACTTCTGGTAAGAATCTATCTATTGCTCTAGTTATTCTTTCCTTCATTTCTGCAAATAAAAACTCGTCTAATGGCTCAAACAAAAACTGTCTCAAATCTAAACCATAATCAGGAATCATAACTCTCTCACCCGGGAAAGTATTTAGTAATTGTTTTAAATTACCTTTTGCCAGATTTAACCCTGATTGTTTTGCAAAATATCCTTTATTAAATGTATTTGGTGTTAGCCCTACTCCAATAGGGAAGTTCAACCCGTATACTTTAGGTTTTTCTGAGATTATCTCTCTTTTTTGTACTCTGGGTACTTGAGTTCCGTATACTATTGCCATATTATGTTAAATCTATGTTTTTGAAGAATCCTTTTTGAGAATCGAAATTTGATCTAATCTCTGTATTAGTTAGCCCTTTAGAATAAAATTTCAAACTTCCAACATATCCATTTAAACCAGAATTAATTCCGTGCCCCTGACCCATGAACTTAATCCCATCAGTAAACCCACCACCCACAATCCAAGGAGTAAATGACCCATTACTAACTGAAGGTCCTGAACTAAAACTTGGAGATCCAGTAGAGCTTAATGAATAACTAAAACTATTAGACTTAGCAAAACTAGGAACATTAAAGTTTAATCCTACAGGCAAGTTAAATGTTTGAGATAGACTAGCTGAAATCATTTGAACACCATCAACAAACATAGCTATATCGTCTTTTACTGGATCGACAGAAATTGCGAAGTGCATGAACTCAGAGGATACATTAAATACTCGTTTTGATGTTCCCGGAATTGTTGATGACAAAGGTAGAGCTAATTTTAGAACTTCGTAATCAGAAGTACAGCCATCTACGCTAGCTTTATTTATAAAACCAACATTAGAGGTATTGACCGATCTAGTTGGTGCAATGTAAAATACAGAATCCGCAGCAGGATTATCCGAGGTATTATTAGAAGGAATTAAATTTTTAGTTATTTGCCTGTCTCGGGTAAACCCTATCATCATACCACGAACCGTATCAATTGAATTATCAAAAGGTGCTTTGTAAGGATCTTGTAAACTACTTGGCCCCCCAGTATTTTCACAGGCTAAAAGTAACCTATGGTAAGATGATACTGAGTATCCTGTTGTAGAATTAACTGAAGTTGTGGCTGAACCAGCATATGGCAGATGCAGCCATGCTTCTACAGTAAACCCTGATTTTCTGTATGCTAAATTGTGGAATGTTGTGGTATTAGGTAATCTAACATAGTTGCCGTAAGTTGATATATTTCCAGCAGCAGTTAGTTTAGTTATACCAGTTAAATAGGGAATTCCTAATCCTCGTGTGAAAATACTACTAGGATTAAGTCCCACTAGTTGAGCATTGTTTACATTATTTCCATCGGATGCACAATTTAGTATTTTATATTCCGAAGACCCGGGAGTCGTTGATTCTCCCTGCAAGAAGTTGTAGATAGCAGTTAAGTTTTCTGTGACTACGGAATCTGATAATGACATCACTGTGCCCTGCGTTTGAGTACCATCGTTATCGTATATAATGGAACCTTTACCTACTATGGGCACAACTAGATGTTGTAAGAATGGCGTGTTTTGAGCCTCCTGTGCTTTAACGAATTTTGCAGTAACAGGCAACACAACACCAGAAACTTCACCTTGTTCAAATACTAGGTTCTTTTGTTTTTCAAAAGCAACAGGGAGATTTAAATCTTTTAGATAAGTAAAATCATTAATTGGAACTTTGCCCAATCCAAAAGCAGGATTAGCTCCTAAAATGTATGGAGATCTAATTGCGACTTCTATCTGTTTTTTTCTTCTGTTTATCTTACTCTCATGCTGTGCCGCTACAGAAGTTAAACTTTCAATAGTGTTAATAACTATAGCAGAATCCTCATCATTACCAAGACTAATCAATTCTCCTATTTGAGCAGACACATCATAAATGTGCTTATCTCTTTGACCCTGTAAAACTTGTAAAAAATGGTCAGCTTTGTAATGTTCTTGTATTGCTGGGCTTTCGTCTATTTTATCTAAATCAAATACTGTATCTATATAAGAATTTAAATCTTTAAGAGATACTATACTACCTTTTCCTCCTATGTTAGAAGGGAAATTAAACTTGTATTCTTCTTCGGGAAGAACTACACCCGTCACGCGAGGAACTCCTCCAGATTGTGAATCATAATAAAGACCATCAATGGACAATAAGAACTGCCCTTTTTTGGATTTAGGAGGTCCGAAAACTAATCTAAATACTGGTTCTTCTGGTTGTGTAGGAGCTATTGCGCCATATGCAGACAAGCTAGGATCTAAATAGATTGGCTCTAATTCTGGGTCTATAGATCTCTCATATAAAATTTTATCAATGTTAGCTAATGCATCATCCGCTTTTTTTATAAAATCTAAAGCATCACTAATTTGAGCTTGAGCCGTAGCTAATACACTAGCGGCATAATTCGCATCTCTATTTGCTTGTATGGATGCAGAATTTTGAAGTTTTTGATATGCACTTAGTTGGTTTAAACATTCTTTGATCGCGGCTAGCTCACCCTCTATGGCTTGATAGTTTTGAGTGATTGCAGCTCCAATACCAGCTAATCCTCCAATTACACCAGCAACAGTTCCTAAAACTTCATTCAAGTTGGATGGGCCAAAGATAGAAACAAGTAATTTATTAAAGTCCTCTCTTATCCCTAATAATCTATACACAGCAGCTTTGACTGCTGCAATTAAATCTAATGCTGCTTGTTTCCCTTGTTCTATGGCTGCGGACAATGCTCCTAAAAAAGTGGATGGGAGCAACTGAGCAGCAAAACTCCCTGCTATCTCTAACATACATGTAGGAACACCGAAACTAGTTCCCAAGTCTTCTAATGGGCTACCACCTCCAGTTCCTAATAAATCTGCTGCTAATCCTAAATCAAATGCCATAGTAGTTCCTTATACAGGAGTATTTAAGTTTATGGTAGCTCCATCTATTAAAATAGGAGCTATTCCGGTTACACCAACTCTCAAATCACCACCAGCAATTCTAACCCCTTGTCTACCACTTAAGTTTAATTGTCCGTCTGTGTGAAGATTCATAGTAGTTAAGGGGCCTCCTGCTGCTGTTATATTTACTGTAGATATAGAATTAGGTATTGGAGTTCCTACAAA